AAAAGCTAAGTTTAATGAAACAGATTGATCAATATATTGTTGACGTATACCTGCTTGATTAACTAACTCTAATTGATTTATTTCTTTAAAAGTTTTAAATACATCTTTAGCTGGTATGTCATTATATTTACCTAGCATTATGTTATCTAATTCTTTTAATCCTTGTACTGAACCTCCATCTTTTAAGATTTTGTTCCAGACTTTTTCCGTGTCGATTTTATGTCTTCTGAGTACCTTTTTAAGCGTAGGGTTCTTGCGAATAAATGTACCTTTTGCAGACTGTTCTGTGAATACATTAGCAGCCCACGGCTCAATGCCGGGAGACACGTTTCCACTGAGCTTGCTATTACTGACAGTAGGTGCAATAGCACGAAGATGAGTGTTACGATACCCAGACCCACGACACCAAAGAGGCTCGCCAAAAGTTTCAGCAAGCGCCATGGAAGCTCTTTCAGATTCGATTTTAATCTGACTAAAAATCCTTCTTGTTTCATATTGTGATAATAATCCTTCAAATGGTAAACCTTGTTCTTGTAAATATGTATGCCATCCAAGAACTCCTAATCCTAATGCTCTACCTTTTTCAGCAGATCTTACAGAATTATGAAAGCCAACTTTACCTTTTGATTTTTGTATAAACTCTTCTAACACTCCATCTAAAAACCATATACTATCATATATTAGATTAGTGTTTTTCCATTCATCATATTTAGCTAAGTTTAATGATGATAGGCAGCAAACAAATGAATGAGATTCATCAGTGTGTAATGTTATCTCGCTACATATGTTTGTCATGTGAACTTTTAATCCATGCTTTCTGTACGCATCTGGATTATTTTTGTTTGTATTTCCCTTAAATAAAATATAAGGCTCTCCAGTTGCTTTTCGCTTTTGTAATAGCTTTCCCCATAATCTTCTTGCATCTTTATCACCTGCATCAAGTTTTCGCATGAATTTATCGCCGACCACAGCGCACTGGTGTAAGTTGAGCGACTGACGATTAATGTCTCCTTTAGGTTCACGTATTTCCAACCACTCTTCAAAGTCGGGGTGGTCAATATTAATGTTAACGCTTGCAGCTCCTCTTCGGACAGATCCTTGATTCGTGGCAAGTATAGTGCTATCGTAAATTTTACAAAACGGCACAGTTCCATCAGATGTTCCATTTCCGGTTATATTAGCTCCGGCGGGTCTAATCATATTTACTCCGATACCAACTCCGCCGCCGTGTTTTGCGAGTAGCATCATCTCGAGATTTTTCATTCCAATCTCATATATTGAATCGCCAACGTCTATACCAAAGCATGATATAGGCAGGCCTCGATCTGTGCCTGTATTAGAAAGCACAGGAGACGCTAAACATAGCCAACCCTTCCATATATATTCAAAGAAAGTTTCAGTTAGTTCTGGGCGATTTAAACGCTTTGCTACGGCTGTACAAACTCGCATATAAGCATCTTTTGGTGTTTCACCATTAACTAAATAACCACCAGCTATTGTTTTCTTATATACATCTGTATCACCCCAGCTGGGATAATCAATCCCCTTTTTCCAATTGTTGTTCCACATTTCTTTTTTCTAAGTCTTTAAGTTCTTCTACTAATTTTGCCCACTCATCTTTACCAATATGTAATTGAAAGGCCGTGAGTGTTCCTTGAGCTAATGTTTTTAAAGCATCTAATTCTTTTAACGCTCTAGTTAAAGCACCACCCAATATTTCATTCTGCTCTTGCAGTTTTTTAATATTTTTTTGTACTCCCATATTATTTAATTAAATGTGATATCCAAGCAACTAAACCATTTATATTTAATGCTACTAAGTTCCATTGCTTACGTGCAGCCGTTTGCACCATTACGCAAATAAAACCTGCAATATATAATACTGGTTCAATTGTCCACTGTGCTGCCACAAGAAAACCTGCACCCATATATCCAATACGAGTAGACATTTTTTCAAGTGGCGTCAGTCTTTTAGTTGTTGCTATTAGTTTTAAAATTTTTCTGTTCATTACCAAATGTCTTCAAAGTCTTCGCCTTCGTTTGCTTTTGAGTAATCAGTTGGCCTAACAGCGAAAAAGTCAGTATGAGTATGGCCCCCGGTAAGATGATCAAACCAAGCCATGTTATCAACTGCTTTTTGATCGTAAAACGTGAAGTCCCATTGTTTATACTTTTTATCTTTGTAGCCAAGCTCTGCAAGTTTGTCTCCAACTCTTTTTTTGATGAAGTGTACCAGATCATATTGTTTTAAATTTTCTATATCACCCATTTCAAATATCTTACTAATGTAAGTCATTTCAGCATTATGCATTTCTAATGCAGCTTCAAATATATGTGGCTCACATTCTTCTTTTAATCCAGGAATTTGTGAACACATATGTCTAAATAACTGACATCCCATTTTACTATGTAGTGATTCATCTCTTACAGACCATTTCATTTGCTGACCAATACCTTTAAGTAAATTCCTCATTTGAAAAGAATATAATACTGCAAATGCAGAATATAAAGATACACCTTCAGCAAATGCAGAAAATGTTGCAAGACTTTTGCCAATCCCTATAGGGTCATTACCTTCATAAGCAACTAAGTTTTCAAATCTTTTTGCTGTAGCAGGTTCGTGTAAGAAAGCCTCATAGTCTTCAAGACCTAAGGTTTCATTCAAATAACTATATGCAACTGCGTGGATAGTCTCTTGACTTCCAAACATCATTGCCATCTGTTGTATTTCGTGCTTAGGAAACCACGATACAACTTTTTGCGTCCAGTAGTCCGATACTGCACATTCTGTTTGGGCGAAACCGAGTAATATGTTTCCGACCAGGTTCTTCTCTTTGTCATTTAGTTTTTCTTTCCAATCTTTAACGTCGCCGCTCATTGGTATTTCTGTGTGTAACCAAAAAGCTTGAGCTTGTTTTAACCAGCCTTCATTATAATACTCTGGGTATTCAAAAGGCTTATATGGTATTCTTTCTGTAAATAAAGGTACATTCATATTAATTTTCCCATTCTATTGCGAGGTCTACAAAAGGTAGATAAATTACAGTTTGAGAATGTGTTGGTCCGTGATAGGTTCTCATTCCAAATAATATACCTGGATACAAACCTAATGCCATTGACCAATTCTTATCTTCCTTGCCCTCTGTATTGTTTGACATAGTTTTTACTTGATTTTAAATTACTTGATTTTGACTTGGCATGAACTCCAGGTCTTTTTGTTTTTGTTTTTTTTCTATATTGAAATATATTTAATTTTTTAGCCATAACATTTAACGTTATATTTATTGTGTATAAATTCCAAATCTTGCCATCTTAAATAACCACGAGTCGCTAACGACCATTTAATAAATGTATCGATCTTTCGTTCTTTATACTTTCGTCTAGCTAAGTGCTTGGCTGATTCTGTATTATTTCTATTACGCGATCGCATTCTTTTTGATTTTGTGGTTTAAATAATGTGTAACTTGGAAACTGTTGCATAACTAATTTTTTGAATAATTTCCAACGCATTGGAAAAGATTCGTTAGGTCTACCTTTAGTTTCAATTATAAAGTTTTTACCAATAAAATCTGGTGTATACTTTATAGGTAAGATTCTTTTCTCACCTCTGTTTTTAAATAGCCCCTTGCTATTTGATTGTCGTTCCCAACATTCATTATCAAAGTGGAAACCATTTAATAATACAAACGTTTCACCTTCGTAACTAGCTTTTATACCTGCTTTTTTCAAAGCACAGTACATATATTTTTCTAAGCCGGAAGCAAAGGTGATTCCGTCGTATTCAACTTTTTTAGAAACTACAGGACCTCTTTTTCTTTTATATGTCCTTCTTTTTCTCATCTTTGACAAATGTTCCGTTAATCATTTTACCTGTTCTGTATTCTATTTGAGAATAAGCATAGTCAATACAATCTTCTATCTTTAAATTTTCTAAATTTGCTAAATTAGTTAATACAACAACTATATCACCGATAGCATCTTTTATTTCGTATCTATCTTTATTTAGTAATGCTTTAGCTAATTT